ATGTTCCAAGCCTGTTTTAGGCGCCACCCCCTTCGTCTAAATTTTCGGCTGAGTTCGTCTACAACTTCGTCACTGACTGACGATCTTCGCGATCGCATCCTTGTCTATCGCAGTCCGCTCAGAAAGCTCGACACCTCGTCGAACCAGCTCTGCGCCTCGTTCGACAAGGTCCGCGCATCGGACAAGCTGCTCTCGCTCAGACTTGCAGGCAACTGCGGAGTTTGCGGACAATCTACGCTTGGCGGCTGCGGCTTCACCGCGCACCCGGTCAATGTCATCAGACAGAGAACTGACGCGAGCGAGAGCCGCGTCGCGCTCCTCCCACGCGTTGACGAGGGATTGATACTGCACTCTTTCTTTCTCACGATACTTCTCCTCAAGCGCTTGAGAGCGGGTTGCATAGTCCTCGCGAAGGGCCGCGACATCCTCGCCGTAGAGCGCTGCGGCATACTGGTAGCCAGTAACAAAAAAAGCGGCACTCAAAACGAGCACCGCCAACAATTTCCACGTTTTCACTTGACCTCCGCCACGCGATTGTGTAGAATACACAACGTTGATTACTTCATAAGGTTAACCGTTATGACTTCGAGTCTTGAAGTGATCAGCATCCTCAAGGAAAATGGTTGGATTCACGTGCGAACCACTGGAAGCCATCACATTTTCAAGCATCCCACAAAGCCAGGGCACGTCACCGTCCCGCATCCCCGAAAGGATCTGACGATGAAAACCCTTAAAAGCATAGAGCGACAAAGTGGTTTGTCTTTGAGGTAATTGTTGATCGGGGAGAGGGACTGTACACCCCTCTCCCTTTTTGCGTTATTACGCCAAAGGTAATCATCATGAGGTATCCAGTAGCCGTATGGGTCGAAAACGGAGCTTATTCCGCCGAAGTCCCCGATCTCCCTGGCGTCATCACTGAAGCCGACTCTATTGAAGAGCTTGAAACAATGGTTCAAGACGCCGCATCTGGTTGGATGGAGTGCGAACTTGACGACGGTCGAGCCATTCCGTCTCCCACTTGTATCGAAAACTATCTTTCTGACGAAGACTATCAAGATTGCACTTGGATGCTTGTTGACATTGATATGTCCAAGCTGTCCGACAAGACTGAACGCCTGAATATCTGCCTTCCTTCTCGCGCCCTTCGACGTCTTGATCTTCTTGCCGCTAAATCTGGTGAGTCACGCTCCGGATTTCTCGCAAAGACAATCTATTCCCTAAACGGTTGAAATTGACTACTCGAGTCTGCGGCAAAATCACTTGCCGTTGGTTCGTTTCAACTCCTTCATTTCGAACACTGAAAAGGCTTCCAACTATCTGGGAGCCTTTTCTGTTGGCGTTCATTTCAACACCAATGCGACCAAGGCCACCACGGCTGCGCTGAACCAGATGCCCGCTAAAAAGCCAACGGCCACTGCCTCATAGTTCTTTTTCATTTCAACGCATCCCTCCACGCCTTTACCGTTTTAGCAAGCCCCCACGCGATAGCTACGCCACCAATTCCAAAGAACACGGCGTAAGTCCCAATCGCCTGCCACGTCAAATTCTCGACCATCATCAATTCTCCGAGTCGCAAAGCGACGATCAAGTTTGATAAAATACTCTCCATAGAACCTCTGTCTCAAAAGGTCTCCCCAAAGCCGTTCGGTCGCCACAACCGAGCGGCTTTTCCTTTTGTGCTTCAGAACTCGAAGCTCTTCACGGGATTCAGATAGATCCCGACGTACTGAGCACATTTGTCGCGGGATCCCCACAGTTTCCAGCCGAGGTTGAGCCTTACACAGCACGGCCTGCCGAACAGGCGATAGTGCTTGATGTAATAGAGTTGAAAGGCGATGAGCTTCCCGTCGCGGCGGCAACGCCTGCGGCACGTGCCCGAGACGCCGTTCGTGTCGCTTGCGTCCTCATTGCCCGTCACTTCCCATTCGTCGGCGGTGTGGACAGGGACGCCACAAACCTGAATGTCGAAGCCGTAGCACACGTTGCGCAGGAGCCAAGCGACGCGGCGCTTGTACGTCGACCAGGGGTCAGTGCCCGGCCAACGTTCCCAGTGCCCCTGATCCCCGTCCGCATCATTGTCATCAGTGGCAAACCACGACAGCCAATTCGGCAGGCGGTGCGTTTCCTTGTCCACGAAGAACGGCAGGATCGGTGCGAGGAGGCGGCCAACGATGGCCATGATGAACGACGCGGGCATGAGCGCCAGCCATTTCAGATAGACCATGTTCAGACCTCCGAGAGAAAGAGTTTTGCTTCGGCGCGACGGCGCTCGGTCAAGCCCGCAAGCACCTTCCCGCCTGCGCGGTTGATGTCGATGAATTCGTGAGCGCAGGCTTCAACGTCGCCCGCATTGAGCGAACGCATGAGGCGCGGGCACTGGTGAACGACGTAGCTCACGCCGCAATTGAAAACGAGGGAGGTCAACGCGATGAACTGGTTTCCGGTGACGGGGACGTTCACGTATCGCGAGAAATCATGCACGTGGCGCCCCACATCCTTGCGGAGCAGTTCGTCGGCTTCGGCCTGCGTGATGGTCATGCCCTTGCGCACTTCGGGACCAGTGTGGCCGTAGCCAATGGTCGGCACGCCTGCGGGACAGAGGTACGCCGTGAGCCTGCAACCCTCGTACTTCGCGATGAAGTCACAGGCAGGCTGAATGTCGTATGAGTAGTAGCTTTTCATTTCTTGGATTCCTCATCGGCGGCAGAGGGGCGTTCATTCGGCGGGACGTACCCGATTTTTTTGAAGATCACGAACCGCACGACGTCAAAGATCCGAGTGCCGAAGTTTCCGACGATCGCCGTGGCCACAGCGCACTGCGAGGCTGTGAAGTGCGCCGAATCCCAGAGCACCCAAAACGTGAAGTAGCCGAGAAACGCAGACGAAAGAAGATCGGCAGCGAGCCACTTCCAATGCCACTTTTTCTCGTGCTTGTACTCTTCGAGATAGCGCAGAACGCATCCGCCGAGGGATGCAAAAAGCGCAATCCACACGCCAGAACCTGTCAGGATGTCCCGATAACGGTCAGACATAAATACCTCCTTTGTTGCCTCTCCCCGAAAGTTAAAAAAAATCCCCCGGACGTGCCGGGGGACGGATTGTTTCGTTATTCCGCGAGGATGGTCGGCAGTTCAGGCCAGACCACATCGAAGGGGAAGCCCTCCTGTTGCGGCACGTCGCGCAGAGCCTGTCGATAAACCTTGACAGCTTCCAGATCCTCAGCACTGATCGGATAGTCAGAAGTCAAAAGGTAGTCAGTCTCGGAGATCAGGCTGTCACGCTTTGCGCGAACAGACTTTTCGGCTTCTTCACGCTTCTCAGCTTCAGTCTTTTCGGGAATCTTCTCGATCGACCAAGAGAGATCTTCACCGCGCTTTTCTCGATAGCCCTCTTCCTGCGAGAACTTCTGGATCAAAGAGCGCATCTCTTCGTCGTGCGGCGTGGTCGTCGTGTGAGAGATCACGAGTCCGACACACTCGGCTGCGCACGTCGGCTTCTTCTCAGCAATCCACTTTTTCCCGTCGAAGCGGTAGAAGACGGTGTCGTCTTGCGTCGCCTTACCCCAAGGACAGGAAAAGGTGACCGACGGCGGCATGAGAGGCTCTCCGTCCACAACCTGGACAGAAACCTCGTGCTGGTAGTACCCAGCGTCGTCATAACAAAATGCTTTTTTGAAGTCTGAGGTCATATGACGCTCTCCTCTAAAAAAATTGCGGCAATGAAGCCGCGGGACAAGAGATATTCGGTAGCCGACGGGAACGGCCTGACGTTGCGAGTCATGCCGTCCGGCAGAAAAATCTGGTACTTGCGCACGTCGTGCTCAGGCCGTGTCGCAGACAAGCGTCTCGGCGAACATCCCGACATGAGCCTGATGCAAGCACGACAAAAAGCCCGACGCCTAAGAAAGGACATCGGGCTCGAGCCGCCAAAAGGGTATGTACTGAAAGACGCTTTTCGTCTTTGGTGTCGTCTCAAAAAGCCCCAGATTGTGAGCTATCAGGACGAACGCCGCCGCCTCGAGCGGTACATCATCGAACCGCTCGGTAATCGTCAGCTCGACGAGATCACGGCTCCGCTCGTGATCCGAACCGTGCAGCCGATCGAGAAGGACGGCAAGCAGGCGACGCTCAAGCGCGTACTCATGCGCCTTCGCGAGATCCTTGACCTCTCGGTTTGCGCAGGCTACATAGAGCACAATCCACTCGCACGAGTATCGAAAGTCTTCGCACCGCCGCAGGTCAAGCCGATGCCGTCTGTCGACTGGCGAGTGTTGCCCACCGTTATGGCGGTTATGAAAGAAGCGCCGGAGCGCATGCGCGTGCTCTTCCTCTTCTCGCTTTGCTCAATGCTTCGACCGGGTGAGAACGCTTCGCTAGAGAAAGCATGGATCACTGAAGACGCGATCCACATCCCTGCGGTGCACATGAAAAAGCGCAGGCCCTTTCGCGTGCCGCTGACCTCCTTCATGAAGGAGCTGATCGCCAGAGAGCAGGCGCTCAGCCCGAGACCTCGCAGCAGCCATGTCTTTGCTGGCAAGAGCGCCGGCAAGCACGTCAGCTCGCAGGCCTTGGCGAAGTACATGCACGGAACATCTCTCAAAGGCCGTCTCGTTGCTCATGGGCTGCGATCGATCGCTCGATCGTGGCTTGCAGACGAGGTCGTCCCTTTCGATGTTGCTGAGATGTGTCTCAGTCACGACGTCGGTACTCAGGTGAGCCGCGCATATCAACGCTCAGACTTTTTCGACGCCAGGAGGGCGGTTATGGAGCGCTGGAGTGAGCACGTTCGAGCGTGTGCCGAATGTGCCGGCATGATCGACTGGAAGTAGCCAACAGCGCGGGCTTCGTCGCCTCGTTGTCGAAGCCCGCTACTGTGCCTGGCACGTCAGGAAGACCGCGCGCCTCTTGGCAAATCCGAGTCCCGAACATCACAGGCGAGCTGCCGTCGGTAAGAAGTTATGGCACTGGTACTGGTGCCTTCTATCAGGGCGAAACAGGCTATGGGTATTCGCACATATCTTCCACGGGCAGAGACTCTGTGGCCTTTTCAGCTGGTCGATCGAGTAGCCTCTACGAGGAGGCTTCCACCGTCCAGCCAGCTTCAACCCGTATGCTCTTATGCATCAAGACTTGATGCACAGGATAAGCCTGAGAGAAGCAGGCTGTACTGTTTGCGTCGCACCATACGTGCTATCTGAGTCTGATGCGTCGAAATAGAACAAGTGTCCGCCGTTGTTATCTTTGTTTGGGCAGTCTTTAATTGGCCCCACTCGAAACGCGCCATTTTGGGTCCCTGCCGTATTGTAAGAAGACGCTGTAAATTCACCTGTTATGTTCGGAGGCCGAACATCACAGGCCAAATAGAGACGGGCGGCTTTAACACAGGGTGCCTCGGAGCTTTTTCCCTTGTATCCCATTCGGGCGATATTTTGGCAGTGGCCACGCAAGGGGCGTTCCGTACAAATAAAGTGTCTTGGCTAGGGGCGAATCTCTCAAGCTCTCTTTACGGCTCCGCTTCTACTGTGCAGCCGTCGTCGCTCAGGTTGATCCCTTGCATCAAGATTTGATACAGGGGATCAGGCGGATGGACTCTGGTTGGACGGTCAACGCATTGCCGTAAACCGAGGAAGAGCGAGATGCCATGAATGACGATTGACTGGCGCAACTCTCGGAGCTGATTGTGGTCCCGGGGTGCAACTTCAAGACATTAAACGCGCCGCCAGTCCAACCGCCGCTACCGTAGTCAAGGCCTGTCACAGTGCCCGTGATGTTCGGACCGTCCGAACATCACAGGTGAATTCCCAAACAATGACAACGAATATGAAAAGTATTATTCAGGCGCATTTTCTATCGGATCTGTAAAGCTTTCTGGCTATTCAGACGGAAATGGCTCTGCCGGGCAGACTGGATTGTTCCGGGCTTCCAGGTCATCATCAACTTACGGATCCAGTACGACTGTCCAACCCTCATCTGTTCGCTCGCTTTTCTGCATTAAATCTTGATGCAGAAAAACGACCGGACGGCGGCAGGCTGCACGGTCGAAGAGCTGCTGTAAATCGCGCTTGAGCGAGATGCCGAAAAGTCAACCTTGTTGCTCCCCCAGAGCTGACCCTCTGAACAATTACCGTCGCCTGTTTTTTGGAAGGCCCCGTCGCCAGAAATCCATGACGCCCCGATTTTTCCACTGATGTTCGGACCCGAACATCACAGGCGCTATCAAGCCGTTTAACGTAGCTTGCGAAGACTTCACCGCCAGTGGAGCACTTTCTGGTGGGAAGTCCTCCACGCAGTGGAACGGCAAGACGAACGTTGGCTCATCCGTCATTACAGACATTGCCCTTGCGGCATCAAATTCCGACGCGAAGTACGGTGCATCATCGACTGTTCAACCGACATCGCTTCGCCTCGTTCACTGCATCAAATCTTGATGCAGAAGAGCAGTCGCGTCGAACTCGGCTGAACCACAGAAGACGATCCGTAGGTCGAGTTGGAGGAGCGCGCGTTGATGTTGACGACGGCATTATTACCGTTGAAATCCCCGCCAGATGATCCAATGCATGCCCAGTAACTTCCTGCTGTGACAGACATTGCACCGCTGTTCGAAACACGACTAGAGCCGCAACTGGAATAGCCAAGATTCGCCTTACCAAGGCCGTTCACGTCCCATGACGTTGAACCTGTGATGTTCGGACGCACCGAACATCACAGGGTATCTTAGTAAGTCAGACTTTAGCAACGACACAAGCTATACAGGCGTTTTTTCACAGACAGAGCGTGGCAGTGCCTGGAGCGGCGGTTCCTCTGGACACGAGAACACTTGGGACAGTCCATATTTTTCCGCTAGAGCGGCTAACAGCACCTATGGTTCGTCATCTGTCGTTCAACCAGCCTCGATTCGCTTGATGCTGTGCATCAAGATTTGATGCAATACAACAGGCGGGTTGATGCGGGCTGGACGGTCGACGCCGCTCCGTACACAGACGAAGAACGTGATGAGTTCATCGTTACGCGGCCTCCGTCCCAAGCGCCACCTTGATTAGAATTCAAGCCGATGCGTGCTTCCCCAGTAAATGCTCCAGTGCATTTCAGCCCTGAGGTATTCCCGTGCTCAGTAAATGTACCCGTGATGTTCGGTGCGTCCGAACATCAGGGGAACTGCTAGGGGCTTACGTTCAATCTTTGGTGATACTGAGACAAATTGGAACGAGGGCGGCTTGTCGACGTCCACCGAGGTTCCAGATACCGCCGGAGTTAATCCCGTGTTCGGGCATGAGGTCGGCATCGCTAGGAGGGACTTGCAACTTTCCGCCAATGCGTCGAACGACATTTTCGGTAAGTCGACTACTGTTCAACCTTCCGCCCTGCGACTCATTCCGTGCATCAAAATTTGATGCATAGCATCATGCGCAGAGCAGAGGGTTGAACCGTTGAAGCGGCCCCATAGAGTGCGTCGCTCCTCCAAGCGTCGAAGTCGATCCAACTTGAGATTTCGGTCCCGCCTGACGTAACGTTTCGGTTAACTTTGTTGAGGCTCACGTCCCCGACGTGGATCGCGTCTCTCGCGTTACCCGACCAGACGGCATCTCCGAATCCGCCTGTGATGTTCGGTAAGCCAGCTGACACCGACTGACCGACCTCGCTCAACGTAGTCGTGCCCTCGATGAACTTATGGTGAAGGTTCGGGAGGTTGAACGTCGTCGTTCCGTTGCCCGAGCCGTACTTTGTGCCGATCTTTGCAAAAAGAGCGGCGTAAGTCGTTCGACTCACCGCCGCCCCGTTGCACTGAAGCCACCCCGCAGGCACATCGTGGAAGGCCATGATCGCGCCAACCGGGATGCCCGTTTCTAGAGTCCCAAGAACTCGCTTGATTTCTGCTTCAAGATCGGACTTGTTGACCTTGAGGTTAAGCGCCTCCGAATTTGCTTTCTTGGTGACATAAACGTTTGCAATGGCCTCAAGCAACTTCGATTTGAAGCGCGAGAGGCCGGTTAGATCAAGAAAACCGGCCATTTTTCACCTCAGTTGGTCATCGATTAAGCGAAGAGAGCGTCGATAGCGCTGGTAGCGATAGCGTCGACGTGGAAAGCACCGCCGAGCGGATCCCATTCCGTGCCCGTCCAGGCAAAGTTCGTGCCTGCGGGATTGTCGCCATGAGCGGCCTTAACGTCATACACGTCACCAGCCGTCAGTTCGGTCTTCGGCAGAGCTTCGAAGTTCTCGACAGAGCCCTTGAACTTGTAGACATTCGTGATGTCGGTTCTGAGGGCATACGGTGTGAGGTCAATGTTCACACCCTTGCTGTTAATCGGGAGCGCAGAGCCGTTGACAGACACCTTCTCGATCACGTTCACCTGAGCCTTGGCTTCAACGCCTTCAAGCTTGGTGAAGTGAGCAGCCGACATCAGGCCATCCTTTTCGCCAGATGCAGGCGCATAGGTCGTGTCCTGAGCCGGAATGCCGAGACCGGTGATGTCACTCTTCGTGACCGGCGTGGCGACGCTCACAGCACCCTTGTCGGTGACCGTCACCTTGTAGAGGCCATTTTCGTGAGGGGTGTAGACCTCAGGCGTGTAAACCGTCGTTTCCTTGCCATTGATCTTGACATTGCCGTTAGTTTCGCTTTCTTCGACCAGCGTTGCACCGGCAGCGATACCTTCGAGCTTGGTGAAGTGTTCCTTGCTCATAAGGCCATTCTTCGAACCAGAGGCGAGTTCGATTTTTTGCTGCGGGATCGCGATCGTGCCAAGTACCGCACCAGAGATCGACGTAAGCGAGACGTTCAGACCTTCGATTTTGATGGAGCCAGCGGCCTTTTCCTTCAGCTTGCCGTCATAGTAGGTCAAGCCAGTGAGGTCGAGAAACTGAGTAGCCATGATAAAAAAAATCCTTATTTAAAAGAGGTTGTCAATAAAAGTTGTGGGGATTTTCGTGGGCTGCTGAGCCTTAAGCCGCTCGATGGCGTCAGCGTTTTTGTCGACGCCTTCATCGGTGGCGTTCAGCCTTGCAGCCGTAATCACATCTCCTGTTTTCCAGTCGACCGGCAGATACGGATCGGTCGGGGTCTCCTGCGGGAGCCCCTCGTCGATCGCCTGCGGCCGTAAAAAAGAAGGGCTGCGTCGGATAACCGTCACAGCCCTTCTCTCGGTAGTGCGCTCACTGGAAGAAAGCGCGGGTCGAATCACACTCACATGAATGCCTCCTTGTTAACCCTGATCAGCAAAAAGCCCATCAATTTCGGCGTCGCTCAAGATGCCGATGTTTGCTCTCGCCCGTGCCTGCTGCTCAGGGGTCGGTGTCTGCGCGTCATAGGTCAGTACATTGACGTTTCTTGAGGCCGCATCTTCTGCTCGCTTCGCGGCATCTTCTGCGCGAACAGCTGATCCTTCTGCCGCCTGTGCGGACGCACTCGCCCCTGCCGCCGCCTGCTGAGCGGTCTGCATCGACTGCTGCGCACCCGTTGCGCTTGCGCTCGCAGAGTCAGCGGCAGCCGTAGCAGACGCTGAGGCTGTAGAGGCAACAGTCTCACTGTCGGCCGCCTTAGCCGCATACCACTTCGCGGAATACTCGGTCTCGTCGACCGTCCCGTCCATGTAGTTCGCCCACTTCTGCGCAAGATCCCTGGCGGTCTGCGCAACGCCCGCACTGATGCTCGCGTTCTCCGCGCGTTCGGTTGCGGTCGCGACGAGCCCCTTCATGAGCGCCACGTCAGCGGAGACATCCACGACAGCCTGCCTTGCAATCTCGATTGCGGAGTTAGCCGTATCGCGGGCTTCGATCGAAACCGTGGTCGCAGTGTTCGAGGCCGCGAGGGCAGAGTTTGCTGTGACGATAGCCTGGTCCGACGTGGACTTCGCAGCGTTCGCGGTACCCAGTGCTTGCGTCGAGTTCGCCTCTGCGGCCTGTGCGGTCTTGACCGCCTGAGAGGCATCGGCAACGGCCTGCTCTAGCTTCGGCTCCCATCCGTCCACGACGATTTGGAGGGACTTGGCAATCGAGATAGCGCTGTTCGCGGTGGAGAGCGCCGTGGCGGCATTGGCGTTCGCCGTGTCCGCCGTACTCATCGCCTCCTTGGCAATGCGCAGAGCTTCGGTCGAATCCTGCGTGGATTCGGTCGCAAACTTACCGAGGTCGTTGATAACGTCCTCAGTCTGTTGCATGAAAGACGCGCCCGAGATCTCGCCCGTGGGCGTCTTCACGTAGTGAAAGGAAAAGCTGTCCATCAGAAGCCCTCCGCAAGCCAGTCACCGCCGGTGAAGCGGCGAAGGTTTGCCCAAATCGTCTTGCCGTCGGAATTGATCCCGCCCATGGTGTAGCAGTCGTCTGGGTGACCGCCGCCCGTGGCCGTGACCTGCACGCAAACCGTTTCGGGGTACTTGAAGGCGATCGGGAGCGTGATCGTTGGATAGCCACCGCCGCACTTCCCGTGCTGTTGGATGAAGCCCGACTTCCACTTCCTGTACCACGTCGAACCCGATCGGTAGGTCTCTACGACGTAGTCCTCGGGCGCTTCTGCGGCGATCCTTCTCTTAACCCATTCCGTCGTGGGAACGCGCGTCGAACTGTCGCTCGAAGCGGGCGTAGGAGCGGTAGGGGTGCCCGTGAAGGCGGGCGAATCGACAGGCGCTGCCGAGATGTTTTTGCGAGCCGTCGCCTGCTGTTCGGCGCTCAGCCCCTGCGATTCGGTGAAGCTCACGAAGCCAGAGATGTCCGAGCCTTGCACCGCGCCGATGTTCGTTCTGGCCTGCTTCTTCTGCTCATCGCTCAGGCTCTGCGCCTTGTCGAAGGCGACGAAGCCCTTGATCGCGTCCGCAAGCTGCGCGGCCACCTCGGCGGTACTCTGCACGTCGATGTTCTTGCGCGCGCGAGCCTGGTCGTTCGTGGAAAGGTTCTGTTCCTTGTCCCACCTCACGTCGCCCGCGTCCATGGTTGCCCAGTAGGCGGGGTCTGCCCCCGGGGCAACAACCTTCGTACTCTTGCCGTTCGCCTTCAAGCAACGGTACTTGACGTTGCCGGCGAAGACCTCGTTGTTCGGCTCGTAGTCAAGCTCGGCGGAGTAGTTCATCACCCCGCCCTGTTGGAACCAGAGGATGAACTGGGAGAGCAGGTAGAACGCACCGTTGAAGTCTTGACGCTTCGGCGGGATGCCGCCCTCTGCAAGCGGCATGGAGTTGACTTCCGTCCACCCCTTGTTCTGCGAAAAGCGGCCAGTGCCCGCCTCCTGCGAGGTTGCGGGCGGAATCGTTTTGTCGCCCTCGGCGGCCAGTGCCGAGGTCAACAGGTGTGCGGGATAGTTGCTCATCAGTCAATCTCAATTGTTCTGCCGGGATTGAAAACGCCGACGTCGAAAGGCATGAGGGTCGACCCCTCAAAGCCGAAAATCTGCTCGTCGGGATAGATGACGAGAAGATTGGTCAGAACGCCCGCAGGTCGATTCAATAGGCCGTAGGTCTGCAAAATCATTGCCTGCAGGTCGGAAATGTTCCCGATGATGACAATGCTGTTCACGCTCATGTCGAGATAGTCCACGACGAAAACCGTGGTGTCCGTCAGGCGCTGTAGCAGCTTGTTCGCGGCGTCCGCCGAGCCGTTCGAGATATTGCAAGCGGCGCGGTAGAGGATCAGGAAGCGGAAGTAGTCATCATCAAAGCGCACGTACTCGCCGCGCACCTTGATGAAGCGGTCTACGCCGACTTTCTGACCCCACCAGTCGAGGTAAACGCCGTAGGCGGTCTGGGGATCCATCGCCGCCGCGCGCAGGCGCTCGAGGTCGGGCGTGGCGTCGATCACATCCTGCATCAGGCTTCCCAGATTCTGAAAGTCCGCACTGAAGGCGTACTGCGTCTGGATAGCTTCAGACTGCGTGGAGGCGACATCGGGGATGCTCCGCACGTCCGCAACGGATGCGAAGTTGAACCATGTCTGTGTGTCCGCCATTCTTTACCCCTCGTACAAGAAGACGATGTTTTCCGAGGAAATTGAAGGCTCCACGTTGGCGGGGATCTCCACGGAATCGACCCACCCCGCATCGCCGAGCTGAATCTCGATCTTGCGCACGGGAGCCGTAGTCTCGGGGATCGCCACGCCGTAGAAGCGGGACGCGTAGACCTTCGTAGCCAGCTTGATGCGCGGGTTCGAGCCTTCGCCCGAGAAGTCCGCAATCAAGGCAGCCTTTACGTCCGCTTCCTCATACGGGTTCACGGACTCGGCGTTGAACGTCACGCGCACCTTGAAGTCCTGCGCGCTCGGGCGGGTGATGCGGTACGTGTACGTCGCGTTGAAGTGATCCTTTGCGATGTACGTGACCGAGTAACTGCCCGTCGTGCCGCACCCCATGTCCTTTCGTCGGTAGATGGTCTCGGCGATTGCCTCATCATCCCCGCCCACGATGCAGACCGCGATGCTGTGCGGCTCGATGCGCAGGCCGAATTCCGTCTTGTACTCGTTCGTGAAGTTCTCTAGCACCACGCAGTCAAGCACGCCGTCAAGCTCTGCCAGATTCGCCTGAATGGCCTCCAAGCTACCCAGAGCATTGATCGCGTAGCTCTCCGTGATGCGCGCGAGGTACTCGCTGTCAGGTTCCCTGCTGCGTCCGAGAGCGCCCGAGTCGGGATTCGTGACGGCATCCCACCCTGCGACGATCGTGACGATCTTCGTCACCGTCTCAGGTGCGACCTCGACAGAGCCGTGCTCGACCGAATCGAAAGTCGTGGTGACCGTCCCATCGTCCCCGATCACCGCACCGCCAACAGCGGAGTGCCTGAAGCTATTCCCGTTGGTGTCCTGCACAATCGCGCCATAAGGGATCACAGTGCCCTTCAGGCCTGTCAGAGTGCAGGTAACCACGGAAGGCTCTGAGAGCTTGCGGTCGATGCCGTAGAGGCCGCCAATGGCGTCGAGGAAGACACCACGAGCAGTCTGGGGGTTGAGCTGATTGGCAAGGTATGCGATCTCGGCATTCTTCGCCTCGATCTCCGCAGCGACCAGGTCGACCACTTGCCCCATCGGGGAGGTCGGTTCAACGTTCACGTCGGGACGGTCGGGATCGGAGCGGAACGCCTTCACGATGCCCTTTGCGAAGTCCTCGCGAATCTCGGAGGAGTCGGGCACAACCACGCCCGTCAGTTCATCAAATTTCACTACGGCCATGATCGCCCTCAGTTGTTCGGATGGTGATGCGCCCCGTCAGTGTGCGGGCGCGACTGTCCACGTCGTCAATCTCCACGGCCTCCACGGCCTCCACGCCCTCGACCGACAAGGCCGCATCCCTCAGGCGAGCGGCGGTCACGGCCTTCTGCACGGGCTTTCCCAACTGATCGGAGAACCAGTCGATGCCATGCTCCGCGTAGAAGTACAGGTCATCGGTAAAGCACCTGCATTCGTTCGAGACGTTCTGCAGTGTCGCCGCCGTGCCCTCGAGCATCTTCAGGTTCCCGTTGCCGTCGAACGTGAAGCAGGCGGACGCGGTGAGCTGAGGCGTGTAGTTCGTGTGAGCCATTACTGTGGTGTCCCTGTTGTCCCGCCCGAGTCGCCCGGGTGGGTGTGAGTGTCAAGCGAGATGCCCGCCGCCACAACGTCGCCCGTCGTGGTGAGGGAGCCGTCGACCGATGCGCCAGAGCCGCCCGAGATGGCAAGCCCGCCCTTGCCGGTGATGAGACCCGTAACGGTCAGCGTCCCCGTGCAAGATGTCGCAGGCGTGTCGAGCGTGACCGAGGACGAAGCCTCGACCCGCGCCGTATCGCACTTGATCGTGAGCGCGGGCGTCTCCTCGTTGATGCTCTGGGGAGCTACGACGTGAATCGTGCCCTCTTCCTCCAGGTGGATGAAGGTGGTGGGCTTCTTCCCCCAGAACCCGCCGATGTAGAACCCGTCGGACATATCGAAGCAACGGAAGCTACCCGGCTGCACGGGCGTAGCCTCGCCGTTCAGTGCGGACACATCCTGCTGAGCGAAGATCGCAAGGCCGATGTCACCGGGCTTCGGGTCGACGATGATTGCCGCCGTCCCATGCTGAAGCCTGAACCACCTGAGCTTCGGGATCGAAACGTTCGGGATTGCCTCGCCCGAGGCGGTGCGCATCTCGACCAGGGGCGTCGCAGAGAGGTACTCCGCGCCGTTGCCCTCGCCCGTGCGGTTGACTGAGTCCACGCGGACGGGGATGGCCGTATTGACCATCCCCTTCACGATTGACTGAATCATGAAGTGCAGGGCGTTGAGTTCGGAGCTAGCCGTGAACTCAGAGGTATTGAGCTTCAGTTCGTCACTCATCGAGCCACATCCCCTCGAACGTTGTGCGCCACGAACCGCCGCCGGGCTTGTGTGCCGTTAGGTCGTGGGAAAGGTTGACGATCTTCCAAGTGCCCGAAGCGGACGGGACGATGGATTCGACGCGCACCGCCGCACCGATGCGGAGATCGGGGCGGAAGTACGAAACGACTTGAATGCCGTTCTGTGTGAACGTCGGGTACCCGACCATCCCAGTGTCTGCGGAGACAAGCGGGATCCCGCCCGTCTCTCTCACCTTGCCGCGCGGCAGGAGGACGATCTCATCGTCGTCGATGAGGAGGTCTGCGCCGACGCTGTTGGCGACCTGTCGCATCTTCGTGATCGGGTCGCCCGTGATGATGCAGTCGGAGAGCGTCGCCTCGACCCCATCATTGCGGAACGTCTTGCCCGTCTTCTGCGCGAGCATCCCGACGGTTTCCGCCGCCGACTGCTGACCCGAGATGGCCAGTTGCCCCTCAGGTTGCAAGACAGGGTAGCTACCCGTCTGGGCTTCCATCTTCATCACGGGGCAAGCCCCGTTCAGATCGGCGTAGGCGTTCGTCACCTCGCCCTGAAAGACCACGGAGTAGTTCCCGCCCTCGCCTGCTTCGACTTGGAGCAGGTTCCATCGGCGACCGAGCGGGCGGAAGGAGAGCATCGTGAGCTGAGCCATCGTGTCAAGTGACAGCCCATAGACCTCGACCGACGCCTTCGCAAAGTCCACGCCGCCCTGTTTCGAGATCGCCACATGAGTAGCGAAGCCCGTGAGCGTGTAGACGTTGTTCGCACCCGCCTTGTCGAGCGTAACCGTCAGGCGCAGCGCTTTTTCGGAAAAAGTCACGCCTGACATTTTTCGCCCTCTGCCAAGTAAACGAGGTAGTACCGATCAGACAGTCCTGAGTAGTCCGGGTGGGAGTCCCCTAGCACGTCATGAAAAACCAGACGCCCCGAAAAGGCGGTTGTCTTGAAGATCGGTACAGGGCTTCCGTTGTTGCAGATATGCCCGGTAACCACGTCGACCTGGTCGACTGCGAGACTCAGATAGAGCGCCCCGCCGTTTTGCTTAAGGCTGATGGTGCAGTTCTGTCCATCGAGAACAACGGAGAACCGTTGATTCGGAATGTTGGAAAGCGGAATGCGCATCATGAGAACAGCCCTCCGAGAAGCGTAGTCTGCCGCTTGCCGCCGTCAACCTTGCTAGCACCCGTCGCCTTCTTCGGCGACCACGCCACGGAGCCGCCGCCGACGTAGGCGGAGCGGACTTCCTGAAAGGTGAGGTCAACGGAGAGCAGGTTCGCACCGCCCGAAGATGAGCGGGTCGAGCTTGCGCCGATCAGCGTCATGTTCGAGCGTACCGTGGTCGGCGTGACCACCGTGAACGCCTCCAAGCCCTGCAGAGCGGCATCGATCTTCGCGATCGCTGCTTCCTGAGCGGCATAGTCGCCCGAGAAGAGGAGCGTCACGGTGATCTGCTGTGGCTGGGCGACCTTGTCATAGGCGTAGAGCGCGCCGTTTTCCTGCGGCTCCACGGGGACGACGGCAGAGGCGTCCTCGCCCAGATCGTCGATAGAGTCGTAGTCGCAGATAGGGTTGCCCTTCGCATCGAGGATAGCCCACGAGAGAATTTCAACTGACATGAGTTACCCCTTTTGGACAACGCCCGAGACCGAATTCTGGATGTAGTCTCGTGCCTTGCCCATTGCCTTCTGGACACTGCCTGCAACGGCTTCGCCGATTGCCTCGCCGTCGCCCGAGGCGTTGACCGTGGTCTGCACCGTCACCTTCATGTCGGTGTTGACCGCGTTCGATGCGCCCGCGTTCGATGCCGCAATCCCTGCCGGCGCACCGGCCACAGCGGGGGTCGGTGACGCAAGCAGGGAAGACATCCACCCGCCCACCTTGTCGGTGAGGCCGTCGAGGAATCCGCCCGTCTGCCTGTCCGTGGGATCGGCCTTGATCGTCACCTCGCCCTTTTGCGGAGCGGGCGCGGGTTCCTTCGCCTCGTCGCCGAAGCCGAAGAAACTGCCGACCTTTCCGAGGATCCCCTTTGCCTTGTCGGCAAAGGCGTCGAAGCTCCCGAAAAGCCCCTCGAAGGCCTTCTTGATCTGACGGATCGGGAACATCAACGCGTCGTAGACGGCGGACGCCGCCTTATCGGCAGCAGGCCTCAGACCGTCAAGCGATTCAGGCAAGAGACTGCGCAACGGTTCGACCAGCCACGCGAGGAACTTCTCGTAGATGTAGCTGATCCCGTTGTCAAAGCCTTTGACGAACGCATCGGGCAAACCGCCGAGCGCGTCGGCGATGTAGTCGATGAAGCGGAAGCCCTCAACGATGCCGCCCCAGAGGGTCGACCCGATGGATCCCGCAACGTCGCCTACTTTGGCGAAGAAGTCCGTAAACGCCTTCGCGTCGGGGAGATGGAGCAGGTCGGCGAACCATACGCCCATCTCCTTAATCACATCCCAAGCCTCACCGAGCGCGAGCTTGATGTTGTTCGGGATGTCCCACACGGCACGGCAGAAGCTCAGGATGTTCTGCCTGATGTTGTCGACCTCTTCACTGGTGAGGCCGCACCACTGCATGAACGTCTCGAGCGCCGATACGTCGCCTTCGAGGAAGCCCGCGAAGTCGTCGATGATCGCGCAGGCCGCTACGGCAGCGGCAATCAGAACGCCAAGAGGGTTAGCTAACAGCGCGGCGTTGAACGCCTTGATGACGGGCATCCCCTTCACGAAGACGTTAACGAAGAGGCTAGACGCCTTGACCGCCGCGACGATGTTGCGCAGGTACGCCCCGCCGAAGATGGCGGCAATCGCCCCGGCGGCTATCTTCACGAAGCGGGAATGCTCCGCAAGGTAGCCCACGCCCGAGCTGATCGCCTTTATGACGGCGGTAAGTGGCGGCATCACTGCCGTGAGGAGAACGCCGCCGAGCGAGGAAGCCTGGTTCGTGAAGTTGCGCCATTGGCGATTGAATTCACGGGCTAGCTTGACCTGCTCATCAGTGAAGGCGACACCTTCGAAGGCCTTGGCGGCCTCCTCCGCATTGTCGCGGTACTTCAGAAACACGGCGGCGGCATCGGCAGACAGCCCCTGCGACTGCAGGAAGTACTCCGCCTGCCTTTGGCTCAAGCCCTTTATATGGTCGCCCATCTCAAAGAAAGCCTTCTCGCCTCTGCCCGTGGTCAGGATGAAGTTTTCAAGGGCACCCTTGAAGGCTTCCTGACTGCCGCCTGCATCCTCATTTGCCTTCGCCCATGCGTCGATCTTCTGGGCAGACACGCCCAGCCGGTCGGACAGGATTGCCAACGCGTTCCCGTCTTGAACGAAGGATTGAAAGAGGACAGTCCCGCCGAACGCCGCGAGGAGTGGCGCACCAAGCGCCATGATCTTCTCGCCGATAGCCCCGACCTGCTTGCCGAGGGTATCCATTGCGCGCCCTGCGACAAGTGCCGCCTTCTGGCCGCTTGACCCAATTTCGAGAATGCGTTCTGCGACATCGTCCGAGACGTTGCCGAGCACGAGTCCAGATTTCGTAGCGTGCGCTGCCAGTCGGTCGACCGCCTCACCCGAGCGTTCTGCGCCCTTGGCGAAGTTGTCTATGCCCTGTGCGGCTTGATCCAAACCGTCCTTTAGCTGTTCGGAGTCGAGGCCGATCTTCACTAACAGACTGTCGATGATGTTGTCGGCCATTTAGATTTTCTCCTCAGCTTGTTTTGCCGCCAACCACTTGTGGTAGTTGTCCAACAGAAGAACCTCATCGAGGTTAACGGCATCCTCGTAGGTAAGAACGGTTTTTAGCTCCGCCAGTGACGCGAGGCGAGCGGAGATGAGACGCCCTGCGAGCGGCGGAATGTTGGCGTAGGAGGCGACCCCTCTTACGCCTTCACAGTCGGCTCGGAAGCCTGCCCACCGAGGAAGTTGGACAGGTTTGCGCTCTGCAAAAAACCGAAGTTCGCCTTGAGCGCCTCCACGCGAAGGGTCAGGAGCGTCAACGGCGACTGAATCATGCCGTCGTCGGTCACGCTCTTCTTCAGTTTCCCGACGCGCACCTTGCAGCAGGCGAGCAGTTCGTCGAGCAGGGGAGCGGCCTTCTCGTACTCGACCTTGCACAACGCGGCAACCAGACCTCGATAGTCCTTGACGCCTTCGGCGGTGATGGCCTCGCGTCCGAGCAGGAGACCTGCGCGGATCAGCCAACCTTCCGCCTTGAAGGCACTCATCTTCTCGATGACGAAGGTCATGTCGTGGCCTGCGTCATTGATCTTCAGGGTAATGTCATCCATTTCCGACTTCTCCTCAGTGCGTCAATCAGGCGACTTCCTGAAATTCCATGGTCCACGTCGTGGGCTGAAGGGTCTTCTGAACGCTCGGGAGGTTCGGGCCGTTCTTGAGGGCACCACGGCGGAAGACGATGGTCTTTTCAAGGGCGGGCACGAAGACCGTGAGGGTAAGCTCATACGGTTTGCAGTTGGCGCTCATAGCGTCGCGGATAGTCTCGAAGACCTCGAGGCTTGGGGAGTTGGCTTCAAGCACGATGCTGACGGGCTGAATGTTCTTGACCACGCCGGAGACCATGCGGCCATCAACGCCGCGACGGTTTTCGGACTGGTCCACGCCGTCGGCAGTCATCACGCTGTCGGCGGAGAAGCCCTCGAGCCTCACACCGGACGGGTAGAGATCTTCACAGGCGAGAATGATCTGGACGTTCGCACTGGTTACGTCAAAGTAATCGGCCATTTTTCGGCTCCAAGAAAAAGGGCTTCCACGTGGGAAGCCCTTTCGTTACAGGATGGGTTAGATGACGGCTACGGTTTCGATATCGGCTCTCTGGACAGAGCCCGCGTAGCAATAGAACAGGGTAACAATCGGCGAGCCGCGTTCGGCGCGGACGTTGGCGCTCGGCATCTCGATGCCGTACCAATAGCCCTTCGTAAAGAGCGTCGTAGAGATGTCCTGACCGACTTCCTGCATGATCTGCACGCGCTGAGACTCGGAGAGATCGAGACCCGGGTCGATGACGCCATTACGCAGGCAGAGGCTGATCGGATCCTGAAGCCAGGCGGAGATGTATGCGCGCCCCATGTCGGTATACGGAGCGCGGTTGATCGCCTTGAAGCCGTCCATGCACGAACGCTGAATGGCGTTGCGCAGGTAGATCGAGCCGTAGAGCACGTCGATGAAGCCGTAGTAGTCAGAGCAGAGCGCGCCCGTATTCATGAACTGGAAGGCGTCGTTACGCGTGGCGAAGTTGCCGAAGTAGGAGCAACGGATTGCCTCAAGCGCATCGGCGGCGGCTTCGTTCTGAATCGTCGGGGAGAGACCCGTGGCGGACTTGGCGAACCAGACCTTCATGCCCTGATTTCTCTGCCAGTCGATCGAAGCGCCGACAGCGAGGACGAAGGCGGCAAAGGCGGACGTACCGTAGAGGCAAATCGCGCAGTTGAATCGATCCTTCATCTTGGCGGGCTTCGTCTCGGCCTGCGTGAGCGTGTCGATGCAGCGGACGTCCGTCGTCCAATCGACGTACACGTAGTCGTCATCAATGTCCGCCCATGAGGCAAAGCCTTCGGCCTGTTCGAGCGTAGCTTCCCAAAGCGTGGTGAAGCCGACCCAGTTGCGCGTGACGGAGCAGACGTTCTCAAGCGCGGCGGCGGGAGTCTGAATGTCCGCGCCCGGGGAAACCACAGCACCGAGGGAAACCGTGAGGCCGAGCGCATCGCTCAGCCCCGTGCCCTTGACTTCGGAGGCGACGAGGGATTCGCCGACGATGGCCGTGCCCACGGCGGCAACGCCGACCAGGTTCAGGGAGGCATCCGCGCCCGTCTTCTCGGTCGTGAAGGTGAACTTCTGGGAGTTGGCGTCATAAGCGCCCGTCACACCGGCAATGCCTTCGGCAACCTTGGCGGCAACCTCGGAAAGAGAGGTGCAAGCGGAAAGGTCGATGTTCTCGGCGGTGACTTTCTCGCCGTTGACCTCGAGCGTAAGCGTGCCGTCCGTGATGGCCTTGAAGGTGGCGAGCTTCGTCGTGACCGTGCCGCCGCGCACCCAAGCAGGAGCGGCTTCGGAGATGAAGCGACCGATCACGATGGCGTTGACGGCCTTCTGCTGATTGGTGACGCCCGTGAAGTACTGCTGAGCAAAGACGGTTTCCTCGGCCTCGCTGCCGAAGAAGTCGGCAACGGCGGCGGCGGAGGAGAACTCGACGGCGGGAACGTCGGAGGGGATAAGGGCCGACTTCGTGAGGAGCAGGCCGTTGGTTTCGAGGTCGGAGCTACCGCCAGAGATGACGCGCGGCGTGACCTTCACAATGTGAGATGCAGGAATCATTGCTTTTCCTTCGGTTTGAATTTCACGTCAACATTGGCAAGGTCTACCTCGACGAAGCGGAACCCGTCTTGGTCTATCTTCAATGTGCGCTTGAATCCGAGGTGGAACGTGACCGCCCATCTCGGGACGTACCGCCCCGAGTCCGTCGGAGCAGTGAGATTTTGAAGGCCGTCGACGTACTGGAGGTCGAGGCCGTAGGCGCGGAAGTGATCCGCACCGTAAGTTGACCGACCCGCAAGCTCGTATGCCTGCGCTCGATCGCGGGCAGCGAAGCGGTCTGCGCTGTAGCAGTCCACTTGAACCACCAGGTCGACATACTCATGAAGTAGAGAGGTCTCAGAGGCTGCGTCATGAGTTTCGATCGTCGATCCGCGCCGCGTCATGCTGATCGGCGTGAATACTGTGAAATCGTTGTCCTCGGGCAGGCCGAGGTCGTTGGCGAAGCCGTTGATGAGATGCCGCGCATCGTCGTTCGCATACGGCGGGACGGCGAACTTCCTGAGGTAGCTTCGGAAGGCTTCGGTGATCTGCTCCTGCTTTACAGCGGCAAGCGGCATAGCCCCTCCTCAGTCTCGTAGTAGATGTCCACAGGGGTCGTCTGTTGCTGGCACTGCAGGCTGACCCACCCGCTACGTGTGAAGTCCTCGATGACGGCGTTGACAAGCCATACACGCCCGTCATCGCCTCTCAGGTAGTCGCCAGTGCGACCGAGCGGACGGTTGACCGACCAGGCTCCCGTGTCTGCGAAAACCCAGATCTTGCGAAGCGTTGCAGCCTGCGTGATTGCGTCGACCTGCTGTACCACGTCGGGGCCGAGCGACTGGATCTGCATCGTCAGCTCCCCGAATTCCTCGAAGAGCTGAACGGCGTCCCCTCGCTCACCGTCGACGTAGCGACCCGTGGAGCGGTAGAGCGTGGCGGCCTGATCGGCGTGCAGGTGGTGAATCGCCTTTCGCACGATTTTGTGAAGATTGACTGACATCCATCACCCCTTGATTTCGTAGCCGACAGAGTGGAGCATCGTTCCGACCTTGACAAGCGCCTTGTCGCGCCCAGAGCCAGAGTCCGCAGTGCGGTTGCGTCCCTTGCGTTCGTCCCTCACGTCGTAGAGCAACGTCGTGAGGAGCGAGCGGTCTGGGAACTTCGTACTGCGAGAGCCGTTGTTTCGGATCGTCTCCTGAATGTCGACCTGCGCCTGACGCGCCATGATCTCTAGCGCGGCCCTAGCGTCCTTGACGCCCTTGGCCTTGAGTCCGGCGGCAAGGATCTTCTTCCAGTTGCCGACCTCATCGGCGAAGGTTGCACGCATGAACGGACGCGGCGGGGAGCTGAGAGGCGTCCCCGGCTTGAGCATGATCCCGAAGTTACGCAGGAAATACCCCGTCTGTTTCTTCGTCGTGCGTTGAACCCAGCCGTACTCGTTGTACGTTGCGTAGGTCGCAACCTCCGGGTCTGTGATGCCGATCTCCGCGTAGGGTGCGCCCACCTTGCCGACTTCGGCAGCGAGCTTGCGCACGCCCGTGGTGCGATTGACCTTGATCCCCATGGTTACCCCCACGGGTGATAGGGCTTGGCATAGTAGAGCTTCGCGCCCGTGCGGTACGGCATCGTGAGTACCCAGAAGAGCGCGCCGCACTTCGTCAGGTTCCACCAGGATCCCGCCTCGGTCTTGCTCTGCAGGTTCTCGAACGACGTGGAGACACTGCCCTCGGTCGCAGAGGCGATGCGGGAGGGTTGATCCAACCCGTTCCCGTCAAGCGAGAGGAGGTGACAGAGAGCCGCCCACAGGATCGGCTGTAGCTTGGCCTCGGGGTACGGGAAGTTTCCTTCACCGTCCCCGAGGAGAACCTTCACGGCCTCCCAAGATGCCGCGAGCTGTTCTGCGCTGACCGTCTCCTCGGTGAAGGCGGGGTACGCCGCGCGGAAGGCGGCGGCATCAAGTTCATAGAAGGCCATTTTGTTTCCTTACTTGGCGGTGACTTCGACGCCCATCTTCGTCGGATCGGCGGCCTCGAGGCCCGTTCGCATCTCGGCAATCTCGGACGCGGCGGCCTTGAAGCCCTTCACGTCATTCACGGGATAGATGCAGGGCATGGAGCCGTTGCGACCCGTGAAGGCGATTTCCTTGCCGTGAGCGGCGATCAGGTTTTCCCAGTCGGACTTCGGGAGTTGCACGCACAGAGCGTTGCCGGGCATAGCGAGGACGCCCGACTTCATGCCGCGCAGATTGTCGTTGATGCCGGGGAAGCGGATGGACTTCGTGCCACCCTTGCCGTCGGGGATGTCGTCAAAGCGCAGGGCAAAAGGCAGACAGCAGGCGATGGCAATCGTTTCGACCGCAACGGTGACGTCCTTCTTTTCTTCTTCAAGGGTGGAAGTCAGAACCTCGACGCCCTCGGCGGCAGTCGCCTGTGCCTTCTTTCTCGTAGTGGTAGCCATTGAATTTTTCTCCTCGTTCGATGGCGGGGGCAAGGCCGAAGCCCGCCCCCTAGGAAGCCCGAACAGATTCGGGCATGGTGGTTAGATGCCGAGCATCGTGGCGATCAGGTGCGGGCGGCGGATCACGCAACCCCACGTGCCGCCGATAGCCTTCTGCACCCAAGAGGTGGAGTAGGCTTCGACGTTGCCAAAGCGCATCTTTTCAGAGTAAGCGCATTCGGCAGTGACTTCGCCGAACAGCTCGGGAACCGTCAAGTAGAGCATGGAACCCGCTTCCGTCGTGAGCTCGGGAAGGTAGAGCACCTCGAGGTTCGGGTAGTTGCTCTTGAGCAGATCAAGAGCCGTCAGACCGAAGGCGTTCGGCATCTGAAGATACGTGGCGCGGTCGGAGGCGACGGCAAGACGGAACTTGCAGGAGGCGTCGACGTTGCCGGCGTTGTTCTTGATCAGCTCGTTGATGAGCTTGGCGATGTCGTTGAAGACAATGTTCGCCATCTGGTCGGTGTTGGCGGCGGTCTTGTCAGCCCACGTGGACTTGCCGCCGACCGACACGGGGGTGACGGACTCAGGCAGGTTCGGGTCGTTGAGAGCGCCGTAGTTCTGCTTGCCGGCAACGCCGTAGAGGTAGAAGCGGTTGTGCGCACGGGCGAGGATATTGGCCGCGCCGCGCTGCTTGGCACCCGCAAACTCGAGGCGAGCCTTAGCGCCCGTGGCAAGTTCGCGTTCGCCGTACTTCAGCGTCGTCTGGAAGATGAAGTTTTCACGGGTCGGGAACTCGTAGTTCACATCGGACGTGACGTTGTTCGTGAAGTCAGAGTACGGCGTAACGTCGCCCACGACTTCCTCAACCGGGAACTGCATGAAGCTGTCGGCCCAGTCGCCCTTCTTCGTTTCGTCGAAGAGCTTCGTGGCGTTCATCGCACCGAACAGGATCGTCGTGACCTGCGGATCGATGTACGTGACGAGGGCGGCGGGAACGCCGACGTTCTTGGCGGTGGAGAGGGCGGCGTCCTGAGCAATCTTGCCCTGCGTGACCTTGGCGTAGTCCGTGACGATGCGACCAGAGGCGTCGCGGTGGTACGGCATGACGCCAACGGCATACGGGGAGCTGATGCCGAGGCCCTTAAGATATTCGAGATTCGTGTCCATTGTTCAGTCTCCTTTTATCGGCGGGAGATGATGATGATGTCGCCCTGAGCCTTCGCGGCCGTGACGACGACCCAGCCGGTGTCGTTCTCGCTGCCGACAGTGCCGTAAGACACGACGCCATCAGCGGGATTGCAAAGGACGGCCTGACCGACCGTAGCCTCGCCAGCGGCTTCAACGTAGAAGTCACCGCGCACGGCGATCGTGAGTTCAGCACCGTTCGGGTAGGCTTCGGAGCCGTCGACGCCGCACGGGACGGCGTCGGTGAAGGTGCGTTCGACGAGACCGACGAGGGTCGTACCCTTGGCGGAGGCGACGGGGAAGACGACGCCCTTCTTATCGGACGTGCCTTCGAAGACGAACTTGCCGGCGGCGGCAGTGCCGTCGGAGAGGTAATTAAGCGGCGTGTAGACCGCAGTGTGAGCGGCGACTTCCTGACCCGGAAGACCAACGCTCGGATAAAGATTCACAGTCTTCTGCATAATCTGTTTTCCTTAGAGACGAACATTGATGCCCGTTGCGAGGTCGACCGTGGCCGACTCATCGAGCTTGGAGTCCTGAGCAATGCCCTTAGCGGCGGACTTCTGACCGCTGATGAAGCCGAGGTAAACGGCTTGAGCATTCATCTTCGTGACGCCGCGCATGGGAGCGCCCATCTGCTTGAGTGCGGCGAGATAGACCGCACCTGCGGAGTCAAACGCGGACGCGCGAACGCGACCGAGAACCTTTCGGCAATCGTCGATGGCATCGAACTTCTGCTCGAGCTTGCGAATGGCGGCATCCTGCGCAGTGACGGACTGCTCCTCTTCGTCGGCAGCGGCTTCAGGTTCTTCGTCCTCGGCGGGTTCTTCGTCGCACGCAGGTTCATCCTGGTCGGCGGCGCATTCCTCATCCTCTGCTTCAGGCTCTTCGTCCTCGGCCTCGCCCTTGAAGTTCATTCCGGCCTCGAAGGCCTTGAGCACTTCGGGGTTGTCGGCATCGACGCCTGCGGCCTTGGCGGCCTCGACCACGGGGTTGACTTCCTCGGCTTTTTCGGCCTCGGCTTCTTCGTCCGTGGCGGCGGTCGGGTCGACCTCCTCATCAGCGGCCTGCGGCTCGGCGGTGGCGAGCTCGTTCAGTGCCTGCAGAAGGGCGGCGGCTTCCTCGTCGGTAGCGCCGCGTTGCTTGAAGGCTTCGACGATGGCCTCGATCTTCGCGGCCTTGTCGGTGTCTTCGGTCACAGCGGTTTCGTTGTCCACAATTTCCCCCGTTTCGGTGGTTTCATGGAGGTCACGGAGGTCATCCGCGAGCCTTCCGATTTCGTCGGCGATCCGCACTTCGGTCTCTTCGACCTCGGGAGCATCGCCCGCCTTGATCGGCGTTTCTTCATTCATCGCTTTTTCTCCCAGTTCCAAAGCGTGATCCTCGACGATGCAGGAAGACCCTGCTCGTCCCTCCTCCACAAGCGCAAGGTGCTGTCCGCGAATCCTGCGCATGATGAAGTCATACGTCTGGCCGTTCCACTCGCCCGAGCGCATCTCAGGCTTGTAGTGGTACGCCAGTGAAAGCTGTCTCATGCTCCCGTCTCGGATGCGGGCGCAAGCGTCCGCGTCTTGGATGTGGAGCGAGTTGCTCAGGTACGTGCCGTCGAACTTCGCCGAATCCCCAGTCGAACCCACGCGCGTGTCCTTGGCGGGCGCGCCGGGGTAGTCGAGGTGATGATTGAGCTGAATCGGAATCCCAATCACGGAGCGCACCGTCTCGGGATCGGACAGCTCCTCGGCAGGTCGGTACCCGTAGTAGATTTTTTCGGGATCAAGTCCGAGCCTTTCAGAGTCGGGGATTTCGCGTCCGTAGTACGGCGCGACCTGAACTCTGGTGAGGTTCGACCTGTCCACGTGCATCCTGCCGTCCTCGTCGTGCCAACGAAAAGTGACGGCGGAGTCAAAAGCCAAAGTAGTCATGATCGTTAAACGTTGAAGGGCAAAACAGGGCGATAGATGCACCTGCAGAACCTGAGTTCTCCGGGGACGACGTTCGCGCCCACGTCCTTGTCGTAGAGGCCGACATCAAGATCGAACGTCTTTCCGTGCAGCGCGCGGTGCGTCTCTCGGGAGGTGTACTGACCTGGCACGTGGATCCACACGCCCTTAGTCACCCCCAGCTCCGCATCGTTCGCGCGGAGGATGCTCTGGGTGATGCGGCATGTCTGGTCAATCGCCCAGCTCGTCGCGGTGCTCTCGTCGAACCCGCCGAAAGACCTGAGCGTTTGCTTGACCTTGGAAACCGTATGCCCTTGCGCGAGGCCTTCGGTGATGACCTGTTGCAGGCGCGAGGCCTTGGACAGTGCCAGACGCTCGATGTTCCCGACCGACTCCTCCACGATCGAAGGAATTAGCCTTGCGGCGGTCGGACTGATGTGCTGTCGCACAACGGGGATCGTCCACTTGTCCTTGAAGACTTCGGGCGAGATTCCCGCAGAGAGGTACGCCTGCTTCTGTGCGTTCGTCACGTCAGCGGCAATGGAACGCGCGACCCACTGCGCGAGCTTCTCGGCAGAGCGGTCGAGATACCCTGTCCACCTGACGATGTTGCGACTCACGTAGTCGTCGATGTCCGCAGCGAACGCGGCGGGATCCCGCTTCCACGCTGCCAGTACCCGCGCACGAATGCGCCTGAGCTTTTCACGGTCAGCCTTGCGCGTCGGCTTGGAGAGCGACCAGTCTTGCGCGACCAGGTCACCCGCGTCGGCAACGTGCAGGAGGATCTCGTCGGTCATCAGGTCGAGGAACTTGTTTACCAGTCGGTTGACCCTCTTGGCATACTCTCGCCTCGTGCCTGCGTTCGGCTCAATCGCCCTCGCCGTCTTCATGCTTGCCTCCCATGAGGGCCGCGAGCAGGTCGCTAGACCCGTCATCGGTCATCAGCTCCCCTTCCTCGCCTGCGGGCATATCGTCGCCAAGGAATGCAAGGTGCGAGCACTTTTCAAGGCGCATCGCCTGACGCATTTCATCGGCGGAGATGGCGTTGCGGTCCTTGAGCGCGGCAAGGGCCGTCACGCGGGCGTTGAAGTTCGCGGACTGTGCCGACTCGTTGTCCATGTCGACCTCGTTCCACTCGAACGAGATCGAGGGGTCGATCTTGCCCCAGAGCTTCAGCTGAAGCGCATCAAGGCACGTCTGAATGGCGTGTCGGTAGAGTTCCTGCTGACTGCGGATGTGGTCGTTGTAGTTGCGCAGGTCGGACTCGCCCGTAGCGTTGAAGCCTGCGGGCGAGATGCCGAAGAGCTTCACGGCGGGCGTGCGGTTGACTGCCGCGATCATCTCCTGCGCCTGCTTCACGATGTCGGAGACGCCGCTGATGGCGGTCGTGATGTTCTCGACCTTGTCCGTGTCCGTGTTCGCGAGGAACACTGAGTTGTTGTCACGGTAGTGCTGTAGCACCTCCATGACCGCGTCGAGTTCCTGAATGCCACCCATCGTCGACATACGTTCCTGCGAGTTCGTGTAGTACACGAGGAGGCTCATCTTCTTGATGAGATCCTGCGCATACACGCGGCATTCGTTCCAATGCAGGATGTAGTCCCAGAGGATCTGGGCTTGCGGAATGCCGAGGAAGTTGTACGCGGGCTTGAACAGCACCGGGGGTTCGTTCGCGTAAAGCGGCAGCAGGCGCGAGGCGTGAACCGCGCGCCCGAGGACGAACCACTTGCGCGGCGTCATGTAGTCCTCGCGGAGCGGGTCGATGCTGTTGTACTCGCCCGGGGAGACGTTCACGGGGTCGACCACGACGAATCGCAGGTCGCAATCCTTGCCGACCTCGGCAGACTCGGAGATAAGGCGGAGCGGGAGCCCCAAGTCCACGTCTTCGCCTTCGGAGGTCTGCGCGCCCGTGTCGATGAAGATGAACGCGCCGCCCATGAAGCCGACTTTGGCAACGGCCTGATTGAACAGCTCCTGCAGTCTGTAGCGTCGCTGTTCGGTCTCGAGCTGCTCGAGCATCTCGGCTGGCGTGTCCTCTCCACCCGTGATCTTGATCCATTCGCGGGTTACGTCGTCCGCGACGGTCTTGATGCAGTTGCGGACCATGCCGTTCTGGGCGATCTGTTGAAGCGCCCCGTATCCGACAAAGCCCGTCATCGGGAACTGCCCCATAGCTGCCGCGTGATCGGCGAGCGAGCCGCACATGGAATCGAATCCCACGGTACAGGTCAGCTGCCGGTCGAGCGCAACTCGTTCGGACTGCTTGCATCCGAGAGTCTGCGGGAGCGCGTAGGTGCGCTTGATGTCCGCAGTGGTGAGGGGGCGCTTCATCGCATGGGCGAGCGCGTCCTCGACCAGAATCCGCCGCGGCGCAGCCTTCGGCGGCTCGGCCTTGATCTTTTTAGCCATAACAAACCTCAAAAAGGCCGTAACGGCCATTGTTCAAATCAACCCCTGCGCAAGTACGCGAGGTTCGATGCGTGAATCTTCGGGCGCGCGTTCTTCGTCAGGTCAGAAAGCGCTTGAGTCATTGAGTCGACCATATCGTCGTGAGCGCTTGCCGGGAACGCCAAAAGCTCGGGGATGAACTCAAGGTCGACCCACGTGGCCGTGGCCGGCGGGAGGAAGACGTTCTTCGCCTCCCAGAGGGTCGACACGGCGTAAGCGCGTGCTTCCTTGGATTCCTTCGGCGTGATCGGGACGATGCCCGTCACGTGCTTCTTCAGCGTGGCAATCACGGCAGAGCCGTTCGCCTTGTCTTCGACCAGCTTGCGCGTGGCCTCTGGGTGCTTCTCGGAAAGCCGCTCGAACATCTCGACCGTCTTCACGAAGTCCCATTGCCCGCGAACCTGGTCGAGCAGGTAGAAGTTGCCGTCACGCGCACCCCAGACCTGACCCACAACGTAGTCGCTTCGGTCCGTGCCCTTGAAGGTCATGTCCCAAGAGCAGACCACGCGGTCAAAGTGCGTCGGGAGCATCTCAGGCGTCCAACGTTGGATCCACTCGGCCTTGAACAGGCCGCCGCCACGCGGGACGGGACGCTGTTGGAACTGACCCGCCGTAGCGTAGCCGCCCATCGTCTTTTCCATCTCGTCCACCTGCGAGGCAGTGAAGCGCTCAGGGAAGAGCAGCTCCCCTTCCTTCTTTCGAGGGTCGGTGAAGCCGATGCAGGTTTTACACCTGCGGTTTTCCTCAAAGCGCATCGGGAGCATCAGGTGCTCATAGCCGAGTTCCTTGGCGAGGATCACGCCCGACGTATCGCGTTCATGCAAGCGCTGCATGATCACGATGATCGCCGAATCGCTGTTGTTCACTCGTGACGGGACGGCTTCTAGGAAGGTTGTCTCAGCGGAGAGCAACGCGGCCTGTGAAAACGCATCGTCGACAGACAGCGGGTCGTCGATGATGATGCGATCGCCTCGAGAGCCAGTAAGGCTTCGGAAAGCCATTGACTCACGAAAGCCAGTAGCCGTGTTCTCGAACTTCTTCTTTGCGTTCTGGTCGCCACACAGCTCAACGCCCCATCGCTCCTGATACCAGTCAGAGGAGATCAGGCGTCGGCACTTGAGGTTGTCTCGGATAGCGAGGTCTTCCTTATGCGCCGTCGTCAGATAGCGCATTGAAGGCTGTCCGCCTGCGCCCCATTCCCAAGCCGGAAAGAAAACGCCCGTCAAGAGCGATTTCATCATGCCCGGCGGAACATTCATCAAAAGGCGCTTGATCTGACCGTTGTGCACGGCCTCGAGGTGCTCGCACATCGCGTCGAGCGCCCAGCCCCACTTGATCGGAGTTGCAGGCTCGAGCACGTGCCACGCCATCTTGCAGAACTCGGACAGGCTGCGCCGCGCAATCTCCTGATCAAGTTCGATCAGTGTCGGCAGTCGAGTTGCCATAAAGCATTTCCTTTACCGCCTTAAGTTTGTCCAAATCAACGCCGGAGAGGTCGGGCGTGGCGTCAACCTTGATTGCGCCGCCGTTCGCGCCCGACAATTCGTTGCGCGAGGTTTCCTTCCAGCCGCAACGGGCTTTCATGTAAAAGATGATGGAGGCCGTATCGCCCCCTCGAATCTTTTCCATGAGCTTGCCGCCGACGAAAACGTTAGCCTTGGCCTTGCCTCTTTTTATCGCTTCCGCAAAATCCGCATATTCCTGTTTTCGGCGAGTCAGGGTGTCTTGGGAAATCCCAAGAGCAAAAGCGATTTCCTCCTCGCTGTCGCAGACTTGAGCGTATTCCTCAACCTTTCTCAAGTCGATTGGAATTTTTGTTCTAGCCATATGAATACTCTCGGAAGGTACGGGGCAGTTCCGATGTTCGCCGAGTTAAGACAATCCTTCAAACATGGTTGTAAAACTCTCGGTTACTGGGTCACCCCTCCGAGAGTTTTCAAATCAGCGAGTTGTAGGTTTTGCCGTCATCTCGAACGGCTTCAAGCCCCGTCATTTCCTGCCAACGTTTGATGATGACATCAACGTAAACGGGATCAAGTTCCATCAGGTAAGCGACGCGACCAGTTTCTTCAGCTGCGACCAATGTCGTCCCAGAGCCTCCAAAACTGTCAAAGACCACGTCTCCCTTCTTGGACGAGTTCTCCATGAGGTAGCGGAACAGCTCGACAGGCTTCATCGTCGGATGATCGCCGTTTCTCATCGGGCGATCGCAGTCGATAACCGTCGTCTGGCTTCTGTCTGAGTACCACTCATGACTCGCGCCGTCTTTCCACCCATAAAGGCAGGGTTCGTGTTTCCACTGGTAGTCCTGGCGACCAAGAACAAAGGCGTTCTTGTTCCAGATCAGGCACTCGCGCACCTTCCAGCCAACGTCTCGGCAAGCGCCACGGAAGTTGTATCCCTCCGAGTCGGCATGCCAGATGTAGAAAACGCCGCCCGGCTCAAGGACGGTGTCCGCCATTGAAAACGCATCAACGAGGAACTGCCTAAAGGCCCCATCCTCCATCGAATCGTTTTCAATCGTAAGAGCGTCTTTCGTCTTGCCTTCGTAGGCTACGTTGTAGGGAGGGTCCGTCAGGTAGAGGTTTACCCTACCCCCCCCGCAAGCTTAGAAATATCTGTGGCAGAGCATGAATCACCGCACATTACTCGGTGAACACCAAGCGTCCAAACGTCGCCGCGTTTCGATACAGGGTCTGGCTTAGGCTCAGGAATATCAGGCTCGTCGGAATCGTCAGAATCGTCAACGGTCAATAAGTCGTCAAGCTCTTCCGAAGAAAAGCCTATGTCGTCAAGTTCCACGCCTTCCAGTTTCAGCTCTTCGAGTTCGACCTTTAGCAGTTCGTCGTCCCAGCCCGCGTCCAATGCGAGCTTGTTGTCAGCGAGAATGTAGGCGCGTTTCTGTGTTTTGCTCAGTCCCGCCAATCACGGGGACTTCGCTCATGCCGAGCTTTCGTGCTGCCGCTAGGCGGCCATGTCCCGCGAGAATGCCGTTTGTGCCGTCAACAAGAATTGGGTTGGTCCAGCCAAATTCTTGGATCGATCCCGCAATGCGAGAAACTTGCTCATCGCTATGCGTTCGAGCGTTTCGGGCGTATGAGGTCTGCGACCTTTCGGTATTCCACCTTGAGCCGCGTGGACGGCGTAATTTCGTTGCCCATCTCGACCTCCTCAAGTCGTTTGCTGGACGAAAAAAACTCCCGTAGTTTCCTACGAGAGTTCGTGTGTTCTTTGTTTTTGGCGTTTACTTGGGAAACGTCAAGCCCAAGGCTTTCAGTCGTTCTTGCGTTTTGGGGCTTGTTGTCAAATCCTTGAGATTTGGCATAACTCGCTTTAAACAATCACTCGTTGCATCAGGCTTGGCGACGGCGGCGGCCTCCTCGGGCGTCAGCGCACCAGCGACCCCGACAGAAACAGCTATCAGTTTGCTTAACCATTCCTCTTTTGGTGCGCGACCTTTTTCAAGCTCTTCCAGACACGCTGTTGCGCCGTCTTGGAATTTTTTCACCATGTAAGGGACGGTCTGGCACTCGCTAAATCGAACGTTTCCGACCGAAAGACCGTCTACATTGCACAGAAGCGCAATTCTCTGCCCCCTGTCGAAATCGGCAATGTAATCGGATTGCTCTTCCTGTTTTGCGAATGTCGCGGTAGGCGTCACAACCCTTTGCGGACTTGAGAAAACAACCATTGCGGTATTGAAGCTGTTAACGCGAACCTCATCAATTCGCCCCTCAATCAAAACCTGTTTGCCCTTGTACTTTTTGTTTGCACGCAGTTCGTTACTCTGAAACTCGCGCTCAATTACGTCGACGTCTTGGTAGATTGGGTGTGTACCTCCGGCGGCTATTGCAAACGTTGCCGTCTGGTCCACGTTGTACGCGCCATTGATGTCGTCTCGCACAATGGTGTTAAAAACGTCCTTTTCGGTTTGCGTCAATCCCGCGAATGCCGAGGCGCAAAACAAACTGGCCACAAAAGCCGTAACGGTTTTTCTCATTTTGGTTTAATCCTATGAAAGACTCATAACGAATGTTTTTGAGTCCTTCAAGGATCGCACCTCGCGCCCGTTTCTCGCATTGGCGTTTCCACCAATTGACGAGTTGCTTGTGTTACTGGTTCTGCTGAACGGGCTTGCCGTCAGAACCGACGGGAACGTAAATGACCTGCGGTTGCTGAGGAGCCTGTGCCGGCTGTTTCGGTTCGTCGTCCTTCGTCATCACGTCGTAGATGGCATTGCCAGCCATCGAGCCTGCGGCGGCACCCATGACAGTCGACCAGAAGCCGCCACCCGAAGATGTGGTGTTTTGATGAACGGTCTGGTTCACGACGGTAGTGTTTTTCTTCACGACAGTCGTGCGATTCGGGACTGATCTGGCAGCAGACGGGCGCGAGAAAGAGCGTCCGCCGAAACCGCGACCACCACGAGCATCTGCGGCGGTAGAGATGAAGAATGCAGCCACAACAGCCGCCAAGAGAATCTTTTTCATGCGTTCAACGTGATTGAGGCGGCAATCCCTGTCGAAAGCAAAGAATGTGATGGGCAAAGGGGTCACGCGATCGGAAACATGCGAAACGATCACGTCATGTCGAGACCGCTCCGCCCGTAAAAGGGGTATAAAAAAAGCTCGAACCTTTCGATCCGAGCTTTATTTTCGCTAGATACGACTCTGTCTCCCGACAGGGATTAAAGCCGCACACGACTCGCCTCCGACTGAGGCCAAAAATATTTCACTACACATTATACGACTCTTTTCTCGCGGATGCAATCGAAGATTCGTTTTAGTTCGCAAACTGCGGCGTAGTGGTGGAAGCGGAAGGTATTGCGCCCGAGGTGCAGGCGCTGTTCGATGTCCTCGGGTTCGAGATGCTCGAAGTAGCGTGCGCGGATGACGGCCTTGGCGATCATCGGGAGCTCGGAGGACGCGAAGGCGGCATCGAGGTCGTCGGCGACCTGTTCATTGGCTCGAAGTTCCTCGGCGCTCGGGGTGATGCGCGGTTGGCGCTTCTCGGCGAAGGGGTTAGCCTCCTCTTCCGCGTCCGGGGATCCCTGCGCGAGGCGCATCATCTGCATGATGACGAACGTCGGGGACTTGACCGTAGGGATGCGGCCCTTGCGGCGCAGACTCGCCCAGAGGCGCAGCAGACGGAAGAATTCTTTTTCGATGATTACCATAGGTTGCTCGGCTCAAAGGTTTCATACTCCCACCCGCCGCCGTCTTTCTTGCGGCGCGGGTAGACCACGATCAGGGTCGCCCACTGGTTGAGCTGTGCGCACATCTTGCACTTCGCCTTGGCGTCGTCTCGGAAGATGGCGCGGCTTCCCTTGACCTCATGGAATTCGATCGAGCCGTCTGGCTTGAGCACGAAGAAGTCGGGCGTGTATCGGAGGTCTTGCGCGAGCTTGAGGGTAATCGCTTCGAAGCGGAAGTCAAGGACTTCGCCTGCGGCCTTGAGTGCGCTGAGGTGGTCTCTGTATGCGGACTCGGTCTTGTTCATCTGCCCGGGCTTGAGACGCCCCAGTGCCAGCAATGTGTTCGCCCTCATCCCCTGATGCCTCGGTTGTTAAAGATGCGGAAGGCTTCGTAGCTGTCACGCCCGAAGCCGTTGAAGAACAGCGGGAACTTCTTCCCGTTGCGCGGGTTAGTTTCGTCGTATGTCCATGCCTCGAGGTTCGAGGACGGGATGGCGACCTTGTAGAGCGGGATGTAGCAAAAGGACTCGTTGGCGAGGTAGCCGTAGAAGTCGATGCCGTGCCGGATCTTCATGCGCCCGGTGTCGGTGAGCGCCTCGCACTCGCGGAAGTGGAGTCGGCAGCGGCGACCGACCTCTGGGAGGTTCGGGCGGGACTTCTTCGGGTTGATGACGGTATGCCAAGCGTCGGCAATCCTGGTCGTCGGAATCATCGGTTTTGCTCCTGTTGGTCTTTTCTTGCTTTGAGAATCTCCACCGCCTTGGTGCGGAGGTCTATTCGCTCCTGTGGCGCTCGTTCGTAGAACGCGCACGGGGGTCGTAGTTCGGTAATGGCCTGAAGGACGTTCCACCGCCCTCCCTTGTGCCCGACCGCGTCGCAGTAGCCTTTTTCCTCTGCGAAGAGCCACTGGGGCGTGCGGTCGGATCCCGCGAGGTAGGCGCAGTCGATGCATCGGATGGTGTTGATGAATCGGTCGCCGAAGAGCGGACGCGGTTCCTTCGGGCCGGTCGGCTCTTCCTCTTTCGGTCGTTCCCATCTCATCGGTCCGCCTCGAAGAAGTTGAGGAGGAGGACGAAGGGCAGTGCGACGATGGCAGCGATGGCGGCGACGGCGATCACCACTGGGCAGGCAGCGAGGAGGAAGAACAGCGCCACGACGTTCACGATGACGAAGAACGGAGCGAGGAGTGCAGAGAACAGGTCTTTCATGGTTCGTAGTTGTGGGTTACTGGGATGGTGGCGGGTTGTAGCCGCCGTTTTGCAGGATGTGCGCCACGGCGTCACGGTGGAGAAGGCGCGCGTCGGCAAAGGTTGGGAGCTTCCATGACGCAACGGGTCGACCGAAGCGCACGCAGGAGACGGGGGCGAACCACCGCCCGGGCTTGATCGACGTGGTGACTTCGCCCTCGAAGTCGGTGCTGTGAACCTCCCAGAAGTCCCCTCCCTCGACCACGATGGCGGTCTTGAGTTCGTCGGCGGCGTCCGTGGTGCTGACGATGAAAGCTGTGCTCATGGGTTGAATGCTCCTCGTTGGATGGAACCTACGGCGGCGTCATGGACGGCCATGCCGTGAGCTGCATCCCTGCTGTAGCGGACTGCTATGGTGCGCTCGCGCTCGAGCTCGGCGGTGTACCAACGCAGGCCCTCGCGGTCATCGTCGGGACAGGGCTTCGGGAGCAGGCGGTAGGTGACTTTGGTGACGTACTGGCCGCGTCGACCCGAGAAGTCGGGGCGGGAATGCACGCAGAATTCGCGACGGCGGTCGAGACTGAGGAGCCAGGTCGTCTTGCCTCGGCGTTCCTTGATCTCGCGCACGATCTCCGCTCCCGTGGTTTCATCGGACATGGGGCGCACCTCTCTGCACGGCCTGCTCGACGAGTGACTCATGGTGGGTGAAGGCAAGGGGGCGCTCCGCGAACTTGTAGGCGCGGCAGTACTCGAACGTTGCCTGCGTGAGGTCGGTCGGGTCGTCGCCCAGACGGCCCTCGGCGTAGGTCGTGAGGTAGGCGGTCGAGCCGAAGAGGGGCATCGTGGTGATGCGGATCACCTTGCGTCCGAGGAACGTGTGCAGCGTGGTCGTGAGCGACATCGTGTGATGCGACTTGGAGACGACGCGGGCTTTGGTGTCGGGTTCACTCATTGCTTTCCTCCTCAGAAAAGTTTGGTCGGGTCGTTGGTTCGGTTGGCGGAGACGCGGCGGTCGCGTCCCGTCTTGAAGGTGAGTGCGTAGCCGGCATTGCGGACGCGGCTCATGATTCGCTCGGTGAGCAGTTCCTCGAGTTCGGCCTTGTCAAGGTTGGTGATGAAGATGGTCGGGCGACCGTTCTTGATCCTGCCGTCGATGATCTGGTACAGCACCTTGAGTTCGTCGTGGTTGCCCTTCAGCACGCCGACCTCGTCGAGGACAAGGCAGGAGACCATGCAGAGCTTCGACATGCGGTCGACCTGCGCGTAGCGGTTCGTCATGACCTCGATCAGGGAAGGGACGGTTACGTAGAACCCGGGGATGCCCTGCGCATCCAGTTCGTGCAGGATCGCGTAGGCGAGATGGCTCTTGCCGGTCCCAGGATTGCCGATGAAGATGAGGCCCTTGGCGTTGATTTCCCGCCACCCTTCCTGTTGCGCGTCGTGGGCGGTCTCGCGTTCGGCCTCGCGGATGCTGAAGCGCTTGGCGAAGCGGGTCGCGACCATCAGGTTCTTTTCCTCCTCGGGGTTTTCGGGGTGATAGGTCTCGAGCGTCTTTCCCTCGAAGTCGGAGGGCCTGCCGAGGCCGAGCATCTTTCGCAGTTCGGCACAGCGTTCGCGTTCGCGGGTGGATGCCTCCTCGATGCGTGCCTGCTTCTCGAGCTCGAGCTTGCGGCACTTAGGGCAGTAGGGAGCTTTCCACGTCCCATCCTTGAGTTGATAGGTCGTGTAGGTCATCTTTCCGTGAACAGGGCAGTCAAATTCAACGTCACGGCTTGCCGGAAGCATCGAAGCTGCGGCACTTGCCAACACAGCGTCGAGCTGTTGTGTCTGTGCCGATCGAGCGGCGATCTGGCGGGCTTCAGTAGCAGTCATGGTTTATCTCTCAAACGGGATCATCAGGGTCGTACACGCGGTCGCACTGGCGCTTCTCGCGGAAACCGCCATGGGCGGGTCGGTAGGACGGTGCGCGTTTTCTCGCATACTCTTCGGCGTTGGTTGCCCACGTTCTCCAAGCGGCGTACCAGTCGCAGTAGCGGTTGTCCTTGGAAAGGTGGAAGTCCACGAACTTCGTGAACTCGGCCTGCGCGTCTATGCTCGGGTGCTTCTGCTTCGCGTACTCGAGGTAGGTGGGCGGGATAACGTCCCCAGAGGAGAACGGGCAGCTCGTCTTCGGCTTCGCCCTCGACCGCTTCGGTTTCGGGTCGGTCGGAATCGTGAGCAGGAGCGCTTGCGCGGGGAAACTACTTCCTTGTTCTATTTCCTTGTTCTTTTCCTTGTTCTTATTCCTTGTTACTGTCCCAAAAACGGTACTTTCATAAGTCCCAATTTCGGTACTATCGTCAGTCCCGTTTTTGGTACTTTCGGTAGTACCGTTTTCGGTACTTTCTAAAGTCCCAATTTCGGTACTTTGGGGAGGTAAAGTCCCGTTTTCGGTACTTTTGTTCTTGGACTCCCAGTCGGCGGGCTTGAACGAAGGAAAGCCGTAGTAGACGATTTGCTTACCGTTCACGAACGAACGGCGCTTCGTGATGAAGCCCTTTTCCTCGAGGTGCTTCGTGGCAGCAATCACCGTCTTGCGGTTCAGTTCCGTAGCCTCCTGAAGTGCTTCGATACTGGGGTAGCACTTGCCGGTTTCTCGGTTGAGCGCGTTTGCCAGTTCAATCAACACAAACTTCGCAGAAGCGTTGCCAACCTTCTGGCTACGAGCCCACCTTTCCGCGTCGTAGCTCATAGTTGCCTCAACGGTTGGTGCGAATCATCCGAACGACGTCGGCAGCGAACTGGCTGACCTCTTCGGGCTTGCAACCAGTAAGGCGGCAGAACGGCGCAAGGTAGTTGCGCGTGACGGAGTTGTTGGATACCCACCGCTTGACCGTCTGGCGGGAAATGCCAAGATCGTCGGCGAGCTTTTGCTGAGTGCCGTAGCGGGCAATGGCATCTCGAACGGAAACTTTTTTCATGTGGAACCCCTAATTCAAATTAATGGTACGACTATCGTACCATAATCGGTACCTCTGTGGTACCCTAGTCGCGTCTTTTGGTTGGTACTATCTGAGTACCAAAGGAGTCCCGCTATGTCTTTCCCTGCCCGCCTAAAAGCCCTGTTAGAAGAGCGCAAAATTTCGATGCGTGAGCTTGGCCGCCGTATCGGCACGAGTCACGTCACCGTAGGAAAATGGCTGTCTGGCATCCAGATGCCGTCCGACGAGAACCTCGAGGCATTGGCCGAGTACTTCCATGTCACGCCCGCCTTCCTGAGGTTCGGCGATACGTCCCTGTCTCGCCCGCAGACCCTTGAACCTAATGAGGATGTCGTTTCGATCCCCGTGCTCGATGTAAAGGGGTCGTGCGGCTACGGCGGGGAGCTTGCCCAGACCATCCAGTTGGTTCAGATGCTCCGCGTCACGAAGCAGTGGCTGCTTTCAAAGTCGACCTCCTCCCTGAACTTCCAGACCCTCCACATCATCACTGCCGACGGCGACAGCATGGAACCGGGCATCAAGCGCGGCGACTTCGTCATCGTGGACACGTCCCAGAGCCGCTTCGTGGCCGATGGCCTCTACGCCGTTCAGTACTCAAACGCCGTATTCATCAAGCGCGTGCAGATCCATCCTGGGGGCAAGGTCGAGCTGATCTCAGACAATCCGAAATACAGGCCGATCCAACTGGATACCTGCGAATCCGTCGAAGTGATTGGCAGAGCCGTCCTCTGCTTTAACGTGCGCGAACTCTAGCGCCCGGCCACCCTCTTCCACCCTCAATCCCGCCTCGTGCGGGATTTTTTTTGCCCTCAAAAACGCTCGTTGATCTAGATCAACTCGACCCGAGTTTTTGGTAACCCATGGCTACCATTCTAGGTACCGCTGCGGTACTATAACAGTACCAAATACGGAACGACACCCGTTCCGCTTGGTACCCAAGCCGAAAGGCTCGGAAGAATGAAAATCCCGGTGCTTAGCTGTGTCGGGGACAGCTTGAGAACAGCCACTGCGAGAAGTGAAATTTGCCGCCGCAGGAAGGAGCGTCAAGCCGTAGTTGCAAAGGGCGCGTATGAAAAGTACGCAGGACGGCCTGTGACAGATGTTGCAGGTGCGGTTGGGATGGGTTCCTCCTCACGCAACGAATGCTCGACCTGCACGGGGAACTGCGCAGACCCAAACAGAGCACGCACAGGTTGGCATTGAGCCTGCGTAGGGGCCGGCGGGGTACGGATCGAAAGATCAAGCAGCCGCACGGAAGACGCCCAAGACCTGTGTGAAAGCCGATTCAAGCGCCTTCGCTTTTCACTCATCCGAATACCGAGTCACGACCCGCGAGGGTGCTTGAACCAGCTTTCAAAAAATGAGCGGATATACTGTCCCGACACTTTGGAGATTTCCATGAAACTTGATTGGAACTTGATGCGGACAATCCTCGCGCACGTTGAGGCTGAGACGATTGAGGAGTTCGTGAACGACGCAAGCAGCCTCGCCGAATGGAAGGAAGGGCAGCTCCTTTCCGAACGCCGCGATCGCGTTCAGGACGCTAGCATTCGCATCGTGTTCTCGCACATAAAGCTCCTCGTTGACGGCGGCTACATCGACGGCCTGCACGTGACTGAAAGCGTAGACGGCCACTTTCAAATCGGGGTGGCCGCGAATCCTTCACTCACGCTCGACGGATATTCGCTACTGGAGACCGTTCGAACCAAGGGGTTCGTCGACAAACTCAAATCTTTCGCCAAAGAGAAAACGGTGCCTCTGACGCTGGGGACGATCAAACTGATCTCCGCAGCCGCCATACAGAAACTGCTTCTCTAACCAACTAACACCTCATCAAGCCCTCGGCACCGCCGGGGGCTTTTTTTTATCGCCGTCTCGCGGGCACCCGCAAAGAGCGACACGCGGGACGGTGTACCAGGAGAACACAATGACGGACAAGGACAAGCTCGACTACCTCGGGTACATCAAGGGCTTCATTGATGAGGCCACCGCGGCCTTCCTTCGGGGAGACGACGACACGTACTTCGAAGCGCTCGACAGCGTCGACGCCCTTCTGATGTGCCTGCTCCACGATGACGACGAGGAGGACGACGATGACCAACAGTGACTTCGACGCCCGACTGGCGCACTACCTCCGTTCGATCGGTCGCGAGACCTGCAGCGAAGCTGATGTCCACGAGTTCGCTCTCGTGAGCATCAAAAACGCAGCAGACCTCCACTTCTACATGAAGACCGAGCCAACGGTGATCTACTGCCCCGATGCAGAGAAGTACGACCAGGTGGCAGTCAACGTCCAGTGCATTCTGGACGAACTTCCGTAATGGCTTTGAGGGCAACGGCTTGACGCAGATATGAGCCGGTCTGGCGGCTCACTAGGCCAGATCCCAAAGCCGGGGCATCTGCAGACGAGAGGCTTTTGCGTTCACCCCGGCTCCCTCACCAACCAACCAGAAGGCATTCACGTGCCGCCGGACACTTCACCGTGGCGTTCTCCTTCGGCGGCATCTGAATGCCTTTTCTTTTTTTTCGGAGGCATCATGAAGCGCTTTATTACTTACCTCGACGGTCTCGCACGTCGCACTTACTTCGGCACGGATGGTACCGAGCCTCAGCGCTCTGGCGTACTCGGGTACTTCATCGAGGGCCTCGAAGGCCTGCTCGGATTCTTCGGCCTGGTGATCCTGCCGGCCATGGCTGCGGCCACCCTCTGTCACTGGATTTTTGACTAGGAGACAAAAATGGCTTGGAACTACCCCGACGGATGCGGACCCGACGACTACGAGAAGTGGTGCGGCCCCGACCCTGACGAAGAAGACGAGGACGAGGACGAAGAGGACGAAGAGGACGAAGAATGAGCTTCTCCGATCCGGTTCGAATCATCGACCACATCCCCCAGGATTTCGACATGAAACGAATTACTCGAAAGCGACCGCTCAAACAGCGGCGCGCAGCAAAGCAGGCTCGGCAGAACGTCGAGCCTTTTTCATGCGAGCGCCCCCGACGCGTTTGGACGCTCATCGCCTTCTTCGGCGCACTGGTCGTCGTCGCAGGCGCACTCATCACCGGAGCTTGGAATGAAAACACTAACTGACTATGCGCGCCACATCGTCGACCGCATCGCGGAAGGATCGGACCGCGACACGCTGGTGCGCTACTACGCGGTCTCGGACGCGCGAGGCGTGCTCGCGGCATACCTCGCCAACCCCGGCTCGAGCGGCGCTCTCATCGAACGTCTGGTCGACATGACCAGGGTCGACAGCTTTGACAACGTCTGCGCCGCGACCAATAGCCTTCGCGAAGAGCTCGTGAGGTCGCTCGACGAAGCAGAGCGCATGATCGATTACCGCGTCGACTGCCTTCTCCACCCCGAAGCCGGCTTTGAATGCCCAAAGGAGTAAGCATGACGATCACCACAACAGCGCTTGAGCCGCTCGAGCTCCCGATGCCCGAGCCTGAAGACGATCCCGCCGATCCGTACCCCGAGTACGGCAGCCGCGACGAGTTCGAGCGGGCGCAGTGGTTCGGCGAGCGGGTAAAGCCGCACTGGCCTGAGTGGTTCGAGGAACTCGACGAATCGGAAATCCCCTTCTAAGGAACAGACATGGAAGAAACCAAAACCATCTATGCGGCACTGGCCGCTGCACAGTCCGAGTTCAAGACCGTCGTCAAGAACCAGACGAACCCCGCGTTCAAGTCCAAGTACGCGGACCTGCAGGCGATCTTCGACGCGGTGCGCCCCGCCCTCAACGCTCACGGCATTTTCCTGACTCAGAGGGTCACGACCGAAGGCACGAAGATTTCGATCGAGACCATCCTTCTCCACGAGTCCGGCGAGTTGCTCTCCTCTGGCGTGCTCACGGTTGACGGCGCGGGCGGGCAAGGCCCGAAGGGGATTCAGGCTCTCGGCTCTGCGATCACCTACGCCCGCCGCTACAGCGTGTCGGCATTCCTCGGCATCACCGCCGACGATGACGACGACGGCAATGCATCGGTCGAACACCAGACGCAGAAGCCGAAGTTCTACATCACCGAGGAGATGCTGAACAAGGCCAAGGCCGTAGCCGCCAATGGCGTCGACGCCTACAAGGCGTACTACGAGAAGCAGTCCGAAGATTTCCGCCGTGAATTCGCTGCCGGCGGTTGGCATAACGAATGCTTCAAGGATGCGCATATGGCCGACGTCTTGAAGGAAGCGGAGGCCGCCGCCGCCAAGGGACTCGAGGCGTATCAGGAATACTTCATGACGAAGCTCAACAACGAAGAGCGCGGCGAGCTTACTAGGTCCGGCAATCATGATCGCCTGAAGAAGGTCGCCGCCGCCAATCATCAACCCACCGAATAAAGGAAAGAAACAATGGCTTCACTGAACAAGGTCATGCTCATCGGGAACCTGGGGCGTGACCCCGAATCCCGCGAACTTCAGAGCGGAATGGCGACGAACTTTTCCATCGCCACGACGCGCCGCTACCGCTCTGGCTCTGGCGAGGTCGTGAGCGAAACCGAATGGCACAACATCTCGATGTTCGGCAAGCTCGCCGAGATCGCCGCCCAGTACCTGAAAAAGGGCTCGGCGGTCTACATCGAAGGCCGCATCCGTTCGCGCAAGTACCAGAGC